TTCCTAAAATCATAATGCATATTATATTGAATCCAAAAAAGGAACCGATACTGTATAGTAACTTATATTATAGACTAATTGATATACTTACTCACGAAACTAATCACCTAAATCAATTAGGAATGAATCGCGAGCCTTTCAATACTCACGTAAGTAATAAGATGGAGCGTGAAAGATCTAAAAAGAGTTATAAGTACTTCTTATTAAGAGATGAGATTGAGTCTATGATCGAAGGAATGTATGAAAATTCAAAAGCACAAAATGTCCCATTAGATCAAGTATTCGACGATTACTTACTACCATTTATTCAGACCGGATATATGAGTGAGCCAGAATATCATAAAGTAATGAGAACCTGGGTGACTCGTGCTCTAGAATTGTATCCAGACGCCACTTTTTCTGATAAAGTAGAGCATATTGTTGATTCAATATGAGAACCAATTCATTCTTTTTAGTAAAATACTATAAAAAGTATTAAATATGAACGATTTCGAAAAACTAAAAGAAGAAATTGCTTCCGCTCAAGCTGCAATTTTTGAACCTATCACTTCTCTTGTTTCAGCAGCAGAAGACGATGCTGATAAGTATTATGGAAAAGGTGTAAAAAGCGCTGGAAACCGACTTAAGAAAAAAATGCAAGAGATTCGTAAAGCAATCAAGCATCCTGCAGTTAAAGCTGAGATGACTAAGATTCAGGAAGGCGCTAAAACTCTTCGTCAGACTTTAACTGATGAGATTTCCGCTAAATAATATCTCCTTTACTTATTACTAACTATTGCTAAACTATGAAAAATGCCTCTTTTTGAGGCATTTTTTTTGTTTTTTTAAAACTTTTATCAAACCGCTAGTACAAGAATATAAAAATAACAACAAAAATTATGACAGATTTTTTTGATTTACCAGAAGAGAGCTTTTCAAAGAAACCTCAAGCTGGTGCCGGTAAAAAAGTAGATCCGAACGTCTATGACCCGGATCCAAATGCGCACAATGGTTCATATAAGTCGGTTTTCCGATTCATCCCATATGTGTTTGACAAAACAAAGAGCAAGTATACAAAGTACACTGCTAAATTCTGGAATCCTTTAACTAAGGAATCTTTAATCGTTGACTGTCCATCAAACGTTGAAAAACCATCCATTTTATGGACAATGGAATCAGTGCTAAGGTCTTTGAAAAAAGAAGAGCCTGAAATTGTTGATGAAATTGGAAGAAATTTCTCAAGGTGGAATACTAGCCATTCTGCAGTATACGTCAAGAAAGATCCACAAAGACCTGATCTTGAAGGAACTATTAAGATCTTCAAGTTTAGAAATCAAATCGGAATGTTGATCGATCAATTGGTGAATCCTGAAGAATTAGATGGTCTTTCTACTGGAAAGAAAATAAATCCTTATCACTTATTAGAAGGAAAAGATTTTCTTTGTGTTGTTGGTAAAAAGACAAAAGACTTTAGAGATTGGTCTAAATGTAAATTCATGGATGAAGTAACTCCATTCATATTTAAAATTGGAGACACAACAGTTCAAGTCAAAAATGATGAAAAATCAGTTAAACTTGTGAATGAGTTCATGATGAAGAATACTCCAAAAATGGATGAGTATTTTCACCAAGAATGGACAGAAGAAACATTCACTAAAGTCGCTGAAGCAATCATCGCAGCAGTTCCACAAAGAGAAGTACTTGAGATGATTCTTGAAAGAAGCAAGGACACTAAGATGAATGAATTGATTCGAGCTAAAATGAAACCTGGAAAATCAAACGCTCCTAAGGCTAGCGTAAATGATGATCTTGAGTTTTCTAGCAGCTCAAAAACAGATTCAGTGTTTGAGGACGAAGTTCAAACAAATGAACCAGTTGCATCTACTGAGTCAGATGATGAATACGATTCATTATTCTCAGACCTATAAAAAATAATTCAAACTCATGGAAGAAAAAGAAGAAGCACAAGTCTCTATTGAAAAAGAGACTACTGAGACTGGGGAAGCGAATCCTCAAAACATCCTGTTTGGATCCATTTCTTATAAGGATGATGCTGCATATGAAGACTTCATAGGTAAGATGAATATTAGTCAAGCGTTATTTGTTTTAATCGCATCCGCTAATTATTCACAAGCTAAGGGTTCATTTAATCTAATGGAGTCTGAGACTCTGTCTGCAGCAATTCGCACCATTCGTAAGACTGGAGAAAAGAACGACGCTGAAAGCAAAAAATAAAAAGTTAACATGGACTTAATTATAGACGGAAACGCTTTTATTAATGTCGCAATAAGCGTCACTAAGTCCTTGTCTGCTAAAGACAAGCGAACTGGTGATGCTTATTATGTTAACGATTTATTTAATGATGGGGGATTCATGCTAAAAGAGCACGTAAGAATAACATTTAGAAATTTTTGTTTTACTTACTTAAACTCTTTGATTTCTCCAATATCGTCTCATCCCGAAAGAGTCCATTTTGTTTTTGATTCAAGTAGCTGGAGAAAAGATTATACGAATGAATTTTTTAAGAATTCTGAGTTTAAAACTACTTCTGCGCCTACTGAGTTTAAATATAAAGGAAACAGAAGGTACGATGACCATCAATATCTTTTCTTTGATTATTTCCAACACGTCATTATGCCACATCTAGTGGAAAAAGCAGGAATTAATCAATATAAGTTTAAAGGTACTGAGGGTGACGATATCATTGCATATTTGTGTGACATAATTAGCGACGATATCTTGATCTACTCGGTCGATCAAGATCTAAAACAACTTACTGGTACACCAAATAAAAACGTGCTACTTATCACACCAAAACAAATGGCTAAAACGAAGAGACTTTTCGTTCCAAGCCAACTTGTTCCAACTGCCGCAAATGAGGAAATAGATAACTTCTTTTCTCTAAGTGACGTCCACATTACAGGAGCTACTATTGAGAAAACGATCTCAAACTTGACAAACAAAGATTATGTTGAGCACAAAGTAGATTTCGTTGAAGACGTGTTAAGTAAAATACTATTAGGTGACAAATCTGATAACATTCCAAAGATAACTAGTGTTTCTCCAGCAAAAGCCAAAAAAGTGATTGCTGCAGTTCAAAACAAGTTTGGAGAAGAGATAATTTTCCTGCTAGACGAGCTAAATAACTCAGTGATTGATGGAGTAGTATCAGAAATACAGACGATCAATAAAATTAAGGATCAGGATAAAATAGATGAGATTAGAGAACACTTACTATTCAATATTAAGTTAACTCGTCTTTCAATTAAAGTTTTCCCAGAAGAGATCAGAGAGTCTCTTGTAGAGTTCTTTAATGGCTATTCAATAACTAACTTTAATTTTAGAGAATTCACAAATTTAAAAAATAACGTATCATCATTATGAAACCTCTATATGAAAGAGTGCTAGTTCGACCTAAACAAAAGGAGACTCGTACAAGCCAAGGAATCATGCTTCCTGAAAAAGCAGTAAAAAAGCCAAACATCGGAGTCGTTGTTAGCACTGGAGACGGGACTAAACACAATGAGATGGTTGTAAAACCAGGAGATCAAATCCTTTTTAATCGTTATGCTGGATTAGAGCTAATGTATAAAGGAGAAAAACACTATGTGATCATGGCAAATGAGATCATAGGAATCTTAGATGATCCAAACGATATTTCCCTAGAGGAATTCGAATAAAAGAAAAGAGGAGCAATTAGCTCCTCTTTTTTATTTTATATCAGTTGATTCTAATAATGTGTAACTAAATTTATTTCCATGGATTTTAGCTGCTTTTTTACAAATAGCTAAGAATGCATCAAAATCTTTTACTCTTTTAAATACTTGACACCCTTCTGACCAGTTTTCAACCCAAGTAGAATCTTGTCCAGCTTTATGGATATTAATACCAAACATTCCAGTGTCAGTAGTATTTTCCTCAAATACTAAGTCTCTATTTGCATCTCTCCAAACAGTAACGTTTCCGTTTCTTTGACATAGTGCATCATATTTTCCTTGATGTTTATCTATTGACCATACCCTACGATACTGTCCAGGTACAAGTCGCGCAACTCCATTTCTATTATGGAATTGTTGAACTCCTTTTTTACCAGGATCACATGTAGCATTCCAACAATAATACTGCCATGCACCATTTGCATCTTTAAATGATATTGTTAAGAAATCATCAAAGACATTAGTCACTTTCTTGTATACTGATGGCTCACAATTTCTTACGCCAATAATATTAACGTCATAAGATTTATTTCCATCATCTTCAAACCAAACATAACCTTTTGACTTTACTGCTTCCTCAATCTGTTCTCTAGTGTAACTCATAATTTTTCTTTTTATTATTTATAACAAAAAAAGAGACCCGAAGGTCTCTTTTCAATAGTCTATCTTTTTATTAGAAGCTTGGGATGAATCCTGTAGCATCTGAACTTAATGTTCCTCCGACTCTTGTGATAGTGATTCGGTTGATGAATTTTTGGATTCCTCTTGGGAAGTCTACTCGGATATCGATGATCGCTGCGTTTGCAGAAATTACTTCGTTTGTGTTATTTGAAGTATCAAAGATCACTTCATAAGTAGAGATTCCTTTTGCATTAACTACTGCATTCAAATAGTTTTCAACAATCGTTCTTACTCTTAATCTTGTGATCTCATCATTGAAATCAAACAAGAAGTTGAATAAGATCTTCTCAATGTCTCTCTCAATAGTAGATAAGTTATCTCTAACGTGAGCGTTATTAAGAGCTGAATTGATTCTTTGGTAAGCAGTGTTATTAGAGAATAGGATGATTCCAAATCCTCTACGTTTAACCGTTAAGTTAAATCCTACTGGCTCTAAGAAATCTCTATCTTCATCAGTAAGATCGTATTCTAGTCCTACTATTTCTGGATCATTAAGAGCTCCTCGTTTTCCACCAGCTACGATCAAGAATGGAGTACCATTTTTGAATTTTCTAACGTATAGGTTAGAGATATACGCTGCTTGTGGAACTGAGATGTTCTTGCTTCCGCTTCGTACTATCAAGTTAGGGAAGTGGTAAGATGCGTAAGAAGATAATGGAACTCCTTTTACATCCTCCTCAGCAAACTTATATAAGAAGCTTGGGTTAAGAGCCGAGTTACCGCCTAATGAGATAAGTTCAGTAGAAACCAATTTGTTAGTAGTATCAATAAAGCTAGGATCAACTGATTTCTCAAATTGTTGCATTGATGGAGCATTTAGGATCGCCATAGCTTGCCCGTTAATTGCAGCTAACTTCGCTAATTGATATTTAGAAGAGCTTGAGATCGTACCTGCATAAGAGTCAACTATATATCTGAAGTCAACTAACTCTCCATTTGCAAGTGCTTGTGGGATAAGAGTATCTGTGAAAAGATAGTCTAAGATTCCACCAGTTCCTTCTAATCTATCTGCAGTACCATCAGGTAAAACATCATTTCTTAGTTTAAATGCAGCTAGCTTTTGTCCTTTTAAGCTATTCACAAAGCTTGGGATTCCAATGTATACTTGGATCTCATTACCAGTAACATCCAATCCAGTCACATCCTCAGAGAAAGGAGCCATTGTTGTCACCTTAATCGTGTTAGGAGCAGTAAGCGGGTCTGGAGTAATAACAGAAACAATTTTTAATAATCTGTCTCTTCCGTCTAAAACTTTTGCTTTAATGTAACCGTTTACTTTAATGTATTTGTTTACTAGTGCTTTGTCTTGAACCGAGATAGCACCGTTTAATTCTAGAGTTA